TAAAACCTTTTGGGTTGTCACAATCAATAGATTTTTTATATTTTTCGGACCAACCCATTATAGGAAAAGATTATTCTTTATTATTTAGAAAACCTTGCTTGAGTAACTTTTGAAGTTCTGATGTTGAACCAACAAACAAGGCGTTATTCGTGACATTGTTTGTTGTTTTCTTGGTATCTTCTTCAACATCTTTGAGTTTTTTCTGTAAGTCAATCAACTTGTCCGTTGTATCGGCAACGCTCTTAATCAACTGTCCAGCAACTTCATATGCTCTTGGACTGCCACCTTCACCGGCAAGTTCCATGATACCATTGATTGCTTCTTGTCCCTTTTCAATCAATGAATACAAATTAGCACGAGTATACTCATAATCTTTCTCAATATCATTTTTTGTCTTATCGGCAGGTTTTAGTTGAGATGTTTTTTCTACCTCAACAATCTCACTCTCAATATCGAGAGCTTCATTAATTTTTTCATAATTATCGGACATAGTATTTAAATATCAGTTTGTTGTGTTGGACTATACTCTTTAGAATCTGAGAAGAATTCCCAACTTTCGGTAAATCCAAAATTATCTTCTGGATCTGCATTGAGAGGATCTGGTTGAACGGTGTATCTTACCTCACGTTTAGCCGTTTGTGTATTTGTATCAGTATACATGTCAACCTGAACCTTACGAATAAGTCCATCGGTAGATTCGGCAACAGGACCGAACATGTAAGTCTTTGCCGTAAATCTTAAAGTATAAATTAAAGCTCTTCTGGTAGAGAAATCTCCCTCATAATCATCCTGCATATCTATACTATCCATAACAACTGGAACGTCTCTCTTTTCTCCGATAGAGTCAATCAAGTCAACAGTTAGATTAAATGATGGTTGAAAAAATGGTAATATTTGCTCTACTATCTGCAGAGCATCATCATTTAATTTTGCATAAATGCTTAACTCAAATCCAATGTTATAGGGAACTGGCATGTAAACTTTTTTAATGTTGCCAGAGGTATCACTTGCCTTAAAGGTTTGTGTAACGCTTGTTTTTCTAGTAGAATCATATTGTATGCTAGTCATTTCAAATGACATTCTTGGCAAAGTAATAGCGATAGGTTTCTTTAAGTCCTCTTGCTGTTGTATCTTTGCTAAGAATTTTTGGGCAGGTCCATAAGACAACCCAACCTTAGTTTGATCCGCGACAGTGCCATCTTTATTCAAATGTCTGACATAAATGTCGTTGAATAAAGTTCCAAAACTTATGATTGTTTTGCGTATAATTTCGTGATAAAAATAAGTTCCTAGCATTAATAGTCTCCAAACGGATTAGACTCGGTGAAATCTAATATAGAGTCTGCTTCTGTTTCGATTTCTTCATTGGTGTCATAAGATTCCTCATGACTATTGTCATCATATGATTTAAGTATATAGGATGCCGAAGAAGCTGCTCCAACGATAGACTCTCCGGCAGAGAATCTTCCACTATTAATCGCAACATAAAGTTCATATGGAGGATTAGATGCGCTAATATCATCTCTAATTCTAAATCCTCTAACAACGGCAGTTGTTCCGGAAAGAGAACCAGTTACTGTTTCGTTATAAACGAAGGTTCCAATTCCCGTAGAAGATACTGTCGATATTGATACAGTTGGAGTTTCGGTATAACCGAATCCAGCATTAGTCATTTGCAGAGCACTTACAGTTCCATTTGTACTATTAATTACCGCTACAGCAGTTGCAGTAAATCCAATTGAAGGACCGACATCATCGGTAATGGTAACTGTCGGTGGAATATAGTAGCCACTTCCAGCATTAGTAATAGTAAGAAGTCTAATACCATCATCTACAATAACTGCTGTAGCAGCTGCTCCAGTTCCACCACCACCAGATATTGTTACTGACGGTGGATTTGTAGCAGTATATCCAGAACCAGCATTAGTAATTCTAATCGACTCAACAGAATAGACACCACCAATGGATGTTGTAATAGCCACAGCGGTAGCAGTTATTCCGCCACCAACAACAGGATCTGCAATCGTTACAGTTGGAATCGAAACATAATCATAACCATCATTATTGAGTACAATTCTTCCAACCATACCATCACCACCAAGTGTGGCAGTAGCAGTGGCATTTGTAGAACTATTATCCAGTGTCAGTGTTGTAATATATCCTTCATCCTCAACAACTCTATCTATTTCATCGACAGAAGTATTAATATCCTCATTTTCATATTCAAAGAGTTCACAGAGAAGTTCATAAACATATGTCTTGCCAAGTTGATAGAATGGCTTTTCCGCTTCGACTCTTTTTATTTCAAACAATCTTTGTCCTAGTGGAAAATAAATTAAATCACCCTCTCTAGGTCTTGTGGTTAAATCAATCTCATAGTCATCAATGCTTCCATCAGAAATTCCTGTTTGTACTCCTTCCAAGAATGGTGTGATAAAATCTTGAAAACGTTCTTGGGATATGATTAGATTAATTTCATTTTTTAATCTAAGTCCAAACTTAGTCATCAAATCACTACCAGGAGCATATCCTTCATAGTTGTCTAGATACGCTTCAATAATAAAATTGTCATCAAATTTTGATGTCTCTACTTCTCTGAGTATATCATCTGTTCTTATAAATTTTCTGGGAATATAGTAAACATCAATCCCATAAATTTTCAACTGCTCATTGATTAAGTCCTGTATTAAGTACTGCTCCCTAGCAGAACCTTGTAGGAAAAATGGATTTAGTGCCATAATAATTATCCAATAAAGTCCATAGGAGGCAATTCATATTCCATACTCATTCTCTGCTTAATATCCTCCAGTTCCCTTTCAGCATCTTCATAAATTTGCCTTCCATTTAATTCAATACCGCCAGGAAGTTTGACACCATTGAATTTAATGAGATTTTGTCCCCATTGTCTTTTAATAAGTGCTGTTAAGTACTTCTTCAAGAAACTATCATTGTATATTTTGGAAAAATCTGTAGGATCTAATGCTCTATGGCAATCGATTACAAAGAAAGTATTTGCAGATTGAGCACCCCAATCAATATCCAAATAAAGTCTGTTTTGTCTCTTATTAAATCTTATTTGCTTGTCCGTAGTAAGGAGGAAGTCAATATCCTCAAGATATGACTTAACCATCGCATACTGCAAAAGTTCTACAGAGTTAAAATAATATAAGTCATTCAAAAACAACTGATATTTGATACTGAACATTCCACCAGAAATGGAACTAGTATCAAATTTAAATATTCTCTCAATACCAATTACAGAATCTGGAACTTGAATATAGTTTGATGTTTCATAATAATTAAATGTTGTCGCCGCGCCAACTATTGTAGAGGTTCCTGTCGTCGTAACAATTCCTACACCATCAGTCCCTTTCGCTTTACCTCTATCAATATCACTTTGGGAAACTTTGTACTTTAAATACATTCTTTCAACGCCGTCATAATGACGTTCGTTGAAATATTGAATGGCATCATCTACCAAATCATCTATTTGCTCATCATCTACGTTAATCTCTAAGACAGGTGCTCCTAATCTTCTTAGACAATAATCGATTAATCCTTGTCTTGTACTTGGCTTAGCCATTAGAATGTTCCTCCATCAATAGTGTCCGTCCATATAGGAGTACCTATTCCTGCCGATAGTTGTGTTGTTAATATATAGTTACTTGTGCTTACTGCACTTTCTGTGCTGGCAGCGCTAACTAACTTTCCATTGTTATTGAAATATGCTACTCCATTAGGTCCATCATAATCATCAGAATCATAGAATAAACCTTCAGTAACACTTAAAAATCCAACAATACGTGTATCACCAGTAAGTGATACGTCACCAGTAAATGTTGATACGCCAGAAACAAATAAATCGGTAGTTGTTACAAGACCAGAAAATCTTGCATTTCTCCATCTCTTTCCTTCAATACCTAAGTCATATTGATTATCATCATTTGGATTTAAATCCGATATAAATTCACCACCAATATTGATATCATCACTAGTGGAATCTCCAAGATTAATGGTTCCTCCTCTAAAGGTTGCAACACCAATAAAGTTTGAAGAACCGGCAACTTCAAAGTTTCCACCTACAAATAAACTGCCACCAGTGGTAGTAATTCCTCCTCTAGATGCCAGAGTGGTTGCACCGCCAACATTTAAGCCATTTAATATATCAACAGCGGCATTGATATCAACGTCTGATGCAAAGGTTGCAATACCTACAACACTTACACCAGCACCAACATTTAAATATTGCCCAATTCCAACACCGCCATTAACAACAAGTGCTCCATTTGTAGGAAGACTTGATCTTGTGTTATTGGTAAAATATGCAATGCCTTCAATTGTGGTCGATGCAGAATCGATCACACTCGTCATTATAAAAGCGGACGATCCCGAATCCCAAACGAGAATCATCCCATCTTCGGTTTTTAAAGTCGAATTTAAATCCGAAGCATCAATAATTCTAGTGGCAACAGTTGCGGAACTTGATAGTACGCGAACTGTATTTTGAGATCCAACCCTAGCTTTTATGGTTGCCATTACCTAGTTACTCCCGCTCTTATTAGAGCAGCACCCTCTATAGGTTTACTAACGGCTCCACCACTACTAGTCAGTTTAACGTCATAAACATATCTTCCGGGTTTCAAGTCTGCAGTTTCCGTAGACGCTAAAGATATTTGAACTTTTCCCCTTGCCGCATCCGTGATGGAGGAAGCAAAAGAAACTGAGGTAGAACTGGTGTATGTTTTTCTGAGTTGGGATTCAACACTGTATCCACTCAAATCAAGAAGAGTTGCTGTTGCAGTATCTTCTAATTGAAATGTAGTATTAAAATCAAAACCCTGCTCAATTACGATATTTGATACAAATATTGCCATTATTCAGATGAGCACGTATTCCTTTAGATATTTATATTTGATTCACTCCACATCATTTATTTAAAAATTCTTTCAATAGTGATTTGATTTCTTCAATGTCCTTTTTCATCTCATCAAGTTCTTTTCTTTCATTATCCTTTCTTTCAAGTTTTTTTACATAGTTATTGTAGGCAACTGTGTCGCAGTTTACAATTGCCCCCGTTTTTTCATCTCTATAAAGATGTGGATGATCTTTTACTTTTATGAACTTACTCATTTCAATGCAATAGTTCTGAGATCTCTGATTCTTGGAGGATACGCCTGATTGGTTCCAGCCATCACAACTTTAATTCTATATCCAGTAAAATCTCCCAGATTATTTGCAGTAAATTCATACTCTAAGAACTGATTATCTTCACTTGCAGGAACTCTCACATCAGGTCTTCCACTATTATTTGCAGAATCCACAACAATAAAATCACCATCTCCAGTAGAAGTTAAATTATCATAACCTGGGAATAATTCAAACTCCTGCTCAACAGCGGCAGAGTCATCCCTAATCAAACTATAAAGAACTCTTATATCAGCAGACTGATGCCTATATGCCGTTAACAGAACTTTAAGCGAAGATGCTGGTTGTGCAAGATTAACTACATTTGAAACGTAAGTAGCAGTGTGAGTATCATTTAAGAATGATTTGACTGAAGAATCAGTTGCATAGTTAGTTACAGGATTATTCAGATTATTGCAGGAGAACTCTACAGTAGAATCATCCAAATAAATGATTGGAGAAAGATTTTCATCCTCAGTGTTCAATGTTAATGCTGCGGTGAAAGATCTTCTTCCAGCAACATTATTGAATACTGGTTGATTCAATTCATTAACTCTGGAGCAAACAATTCTTGCAGAACTCAAAGAATTTACTTCATTTAATGTTACTATGTCTACAGTATTAAGACGTTCGAAAGAAGTCTCAGAGCCATCAATACTAGTTCCAGTTGTAGATCTAACAACAGCACTTACTGAGGTGAGTTTTCCAGGAGCATTGACATCAAATCTAGGATTAATCTCATTATATAAGATGTTTTCAGATGCTTTTATCTTGTCACCACCGCCAACTAAATCACTCTTAAATGAGAGTTCGGGACCGTTGGAGTTATCTGCACTTCTATCCAATCCGTATGTGGAACTTCTATCAATTTCAATGTAATAGCGATTAGCTTCAATATCTGTATCTGAAATATCGTGCGTAATACCATTAATTCTTCTCAATGATATTCCAGCAAACTCATATTTCATAACAACAGTATTTGCACTATGATATTGAGTTATAGTATTGCCATAACCTCTAGAGTTAATTGTCAATTGATTGGATGCTGCGGCAGTGTATTCAATAATCTCATCACCGATTTTCACATAACCTTTATTTGTCGCACTAACAGCAAGTCCTTCAAAAGTTGTAAAGTTTGACGAATCTGCAACTTGAATAGTTGTTGTTTCTGTAGACAACAACTGTGAAGATAACGTTGTTGGTGCAACGTCAGATTCAATTCCATTGAGAGTCAGTTTGTTATTGTTTGCATACATGCCATGATTAAAATGATCTACGCGCAAGTAATTGCCAGACTGTGCTCCAGTTCCCTCAGATGTTCTGTCGGTGATAGTAGTTGATGCTGCACCAACAATAGTAGAATCAGTATTGTAGTAACTCAGTCCAGCTCCAACTTGGAAAGATTTGCCAGAACCTTTTTCGCCTTGAACGTTAGTCAGATATAATGTATCGACTCCTCCGATTGCTGTAATGGTAAGAAGAGAATCTCTTCCAGTAAAACTTCCATCAGAATTGTCGATGGAAACTACATCACCAACAGCATAACCATTACCTCTACTTGTTATTGTAGTTCCTGAGATAGCACCACTAGTGGTTGTAAAATCAAGTCTTAAACCAGAACCGCTACCAACAACAGTTGTAGTGGGAACGTCAGATTGATTAGTATAGTTTGCACCACCATCAGTAATTGATAGTGTTGTTACAGAACTTCCGAGTGAAACAATATTACCATATCCACCGGTGCCATTATTACCAGCGATTCTTCTACCAACAGTTAAGATGTTGAGTAAAGGATCTCCAGAAGTAATAGTGGTAATTCCAAGGGTTAAAGATTTTGGAGTTGCTGTAAGTGCATTATCTTCAAGTGTCTGTATATAACCATTACTTTCATCAAGTGGTGGATTGCCAAAATATGCAATACCACTGGTGGATGCAAATTTTGCCTTATAAAGTTTGAATTTGAGATCTAAGTCTTGAGCAGGTGTCCAAGTAGAACCATTCTGCGACTTGAACAAGCTTCCCATTGCAAATTGCTTAGAATAAATAACCGATTCGGCATTAGGAAGAGACTGAGTATTTGCAGTCTTTTCACCCATTTTAGCAATCCAAACTTCGTACTCATCAGTTGTTGGTGCAAGAAGAACTACAGCATACTCTCTACCAGGTGCAAGGAAGATTGGATAATCAAAGGTAACTGTAGTGGCAATCTCACCCGTTGTCGATGTTGTAATATCAGAGGGAATCAGAGTTTTTGGTTCCCCAACAATATTAAGTGTTGGAACTCCCAGTTCAACTGTTCTTATCTGAATTTCTACAGGTTCGTTACCACTAGGTTTGTTTGCAAAATACAAATCAAGTTTTGTCAAATATGCACCATTATCATCATCATTTTGTCCGTTCAAATCTGGAGCATCGATATCTTTGCCGACGACAAATGATTGTGCCAGAGGATCATATCTAACAGCAACTCTTTCTCTTATAGTCTGTCTAACTTGGAATGTTCCATTTGCAGTATAAGATGTATTTGCTGAAGAAATCAGTTTACTTCCAGGAAGTGGTTTCTGATTACTGCTACTATTACTTAATGTATATGTCTTTTTACCTGTAAGAATTCTAGGATCTGGTGCTGGGAAAGTGTTTGGATCTCTAATGAAGAATGATCCTAACAAGTCGCCATAATTATCAGTAATCAGTCTAATGTCTTTTACATATGCAACCGCACCACTAGTTTGTCCTACTAATTTTACACCCTTCAAAATGTACCCAAAGAATGAACCTTGTGCTTCTTGCGATAAAGATGCTAAGTCTACATTTAGTACCTTTGAGGACTGACTATAGGCAGATGGAACATTCTCACTCTTCACATATGGATTTATATTGTAAGTGTTTGATGGAGAATTAAATGTACCTTCTTTATGATTTGATGATGCAAGTCTAAACTGAATAATTCTTTCATCATTAAAGTACCCTCTCACAGTTTCACCTGTAGAAAATACCCCACTAGATCCATAGTTTTCTAAGGTGGTGTCATTTGCAATCTCAATGAGTTTTGGTACAAAGTCAACATTACTATGATTATCTAAAAACTGGTAGTGAGTTGAAAGTGGTTTTAGATTTCTTGCAAAAACTGAAACGTTTCTTGAGCGAATATATTTTTCGGCAGATGAAGATACGATAACATCTCTTGTTCTTGTATCTACTCTCGTCAATCGTCCGTGTCCTACGGTTCCACCATCGATGGATCTGGATGGCAGTCTAACAGTTCTTGTCCAAACATCGGACGATGGCGACAATTTAACCGTTCCATTATATTCTATTACATGGAAAGGATTGACATTTTCAACTCTGGTTGCAAGAGGTTGTTCAATCCAACCGACAGAATCATATTTCAAAGTAATCGCTTTACCAGTCTTCTGAACATTAGCATCCAGTAAACTAAAGTTTGAATCTAAATCCAAACTATCTTCTGCTATTTCTGTAGCAGGAAGAGGTCTCAATTGAAGTGAATTTGAAAAAATGCGTGGTCTTAACTCACCACTGATAACATCTGCTGTTGTTAAATCATTGTCTAAAAGTGTTTTGTCATTAAAGTCATCGACAAAGAATCCAGACTTAAATCTATTATTGCCATCAGCGTCTTCAATTCGAAGAGACTCTGTGTTTACTTCCAATAGACTCAGAGAGGTAACTCTTTCAAGATTTTCTATTCTATCTTCAAGAGTTCCAATGTCTCTCATTGTATATCTTCTATTGTCAAATAATGTAATAGAAGCATTGCTGACATCATAAAGATATGGTGGAAGGTTAATGGTTGCCAATTCCATCAAATCAGTATCATTAACGACAGGTTCTTTTGGTCTTCTGGCAGAAATTCCTCTACTCAGTATGAAATTGCCAAACTTATCGAGATATAACTTATCAATTCTTGGTAGATAAAAATCATATCCAACCAAAGAACTTTCACCTGGTTTCAATGTATATTTTGGTTCTGTTCCAAAGTTTCTAGAATCAAAATCAAAAGGAGACTTATCAGTTACAGTAAACTGTTGTACTCTTGGTCTAAAATCGAGAGTATCTGAAGCTCTAACCTTATTGACACCGATTGATGGAATGTCATTATCAAACCTATCGGCATCATAACTTAATACCGTAAATACATCGCCATCATCAGAAGATGGTACAGTATAATGATCGAATACAACTAATAGTCTTCTAGATGGTTCTAAGTTGTTGTTTCTAACAAGTCTTGAGTAGTCATAATATTCATCTTTCTGTGCCTTATCCAGTACAAAACTATTTGTAATATTTTTATATTTTCCTAAGGTGATTGATTGAACAGATGATGTAATGTTAGATTCTTCAAAGACTACATTTTCACCAACAGAGAATCTCAGTCTGTTCAAATAAACAATTCCCAAATTGTTTGATGGTACTGATGGAGAAGTTGAGGAGTTTAAGACTACTCTAGCAATTGCTCCACTTGTCGATCCAACGATAGTTTCTCCAACAATCGCATCTGAATCAATATTTGATACTGATGAAAACTCAACTCTATCTAATACAGGATCAGCACTATCAGTCGATTCATATACTGCAAGAACATTCGCTACGTCTGGATAGTTCAATGATATTTCTTTATCTTGAACTCTTAATCCATAATAATCATTAAAAGTCAGTCCATCAGAAACTGATGTGCTTGTTGCAGATCCCGACTGAGCATACTTGGAAAGATTTACAATTCTAATAGAACTTCTAGTGTATTCTTTAATCTTACTTCTAATACCATTTTTCTTAAGAGTGGTATTAACAACAACGCTACTTTCTGAAGTTTCTAAACCACTAATAGTTACAGTGTTGGTGGCAGAATCCAATACAAATGAATCGGAAGTTACTGTTCCGATTCCACCACCAGTGTAGTGAATGGAATATCTTTCTTGATCGAAGGTTTCAAAGAATGCACTAGTAATTCCAGTGATAGCAGATAAATCAAATGTTAACTGCCCTGCACCATCGGTTGTTTCTCCAGTGATTTGTCTTGATATTGATAATTGAGAATCTGTGAAATTAACAGATGAGATATTTCCTTCTGGAAGTTTTGCATAAAGGTATGCATTCTCATTATTTTTTAATTCTGGAACACCTAACTCTGCCTTGAACTTTCCACTTCCAACGGTTCCAACAAAAACACCACTAACTGAAGCTGGGTTAGTAACTGTTAAAGAAGAAAGATCTGAAGATACTGCTGTTACTCTATTAAAGGTTTCATCACCACTTCCATTCTGATATCTAACAATATCACCAACATTTACTCCAGAAAATAGTTTTCCTGGACTCGTAACTGTACTTCCACTAATATTAACTTCACTAATACCATTTCCAAATTTTCTTCTTGCTAAAACTGTATCTGCAGAAAATGCTGGGAATCCTCCACCGGATGTTGCAGAAATGGATTTAATGTCTCTAATACCATTTGCAGTAAATTCAGTTACTGTCAATGAAGAATCAATTCCGTTAATAATGATTTGTTCATTAGAAACAAAAGTTCCAGAAGTTTGACTTAAATTTAAAGTGCTTCCAGATCCTGCCGCAACAGCATAACCACTAGCACCACTACTCTTCCCTTGAATGAAGGATGATTTTGGAACTTCAGAAGAAGTGACGCTTCTATTAAATGTTAAAGACGTGTATGTCTGAATATCGTAAAGATACAAATCCCACTGACTTGATGCATCTTCATAAGCAGCATCCGTTAGATTAAAAGTATAGACTCTTGCAGATCCAATTCCGGATGGTGTATCGCCACTGAATTGATTGTTAAGAGTTATAATACCATTTTCTTGAAGTGCTCCAGAAACATTATTAACTCTCAGCAAATGTCCCATTTCAAAGGGAATATTTGAATTTGATACAGTCTCAGTAGCTCTTGGTTTTGAAACATCGAGAACTTGTGTTGATTGATTTTCAACATCATAACCAGCAACGTATGCTTTTCCTGGAGATATTTGGATGCACATCAAATCATTCGATGGCTCATTACCACTATCAGTAGTTTCGTCGCTCAAATATAAACCATCATTTCCAAGTCTATTATTTAAAGAATCAACAATTTTAATATCAAATGGTTCTACCGAATAATGTCCAGATTCTTCATAGGTTCTTTCTGCAATATAATCTCTGATTACATTGTATACCGTTTTGTCCTGTACCTTTTTAATCTTTCCTGCATCAACTCTAAGCAGTTCAATAAAATCGGTATCGTTAAAATCTGTAAGTGGTTTTTTAGTTAATTTTAAAGATAACTTGAATCTATCAGCACCTGGTGCTGCATAGTTTGTAAAACCCTTTGCATTATCATACAGCGAATCATCATCTTTTGCATTAACAAGTCTTTCTTCTACTTTTAAACCTACTCTATATGATGGAGTATTGGTATAATAGTCTAAGATGAGAGTCTGCTTTGAAACATTAGCAAAGATTCCCCTGACAAAATATACACCCTCATCGATAGATACTGACGATCCTGTCGATGTCGCACCTTCAGAAATCAATGATGCAAACTCTGTGCCAGCATTGATAGTTGTATTGCCGTAAGTTACATTTTCGTTAGCGAATAATGCTTCTCCATCCTGGAATGTTTCTGTAGCGTAATCATTACCAGAATCGGAATATTTGACGTAAATTGTTAACTCATCTACAGAACTACTATCAGATGTAAGGGCAACATACTGTATTGATGCCGAAACTCCTGATAACTGTCCTGTGACTTTCTTACCAATAAAACTTTTAATATAAAGTGAAACATCTACACCTAAACTGGTAGAATTTAGTTTTACTGCTGAAAATTGATTGTCAAAAGTAAGAGCTCCTGGTAGAACCATAGAGCCTTCTTTGAAAATATTTTTTCCAAAGAATTCAACTTGATTTTGGAATATTGATTGAAGAGTTGTTAATTCTCTAGCCTGAACTGGATATCCTGGTTTAAACAGAACTTTATAAAAATCTTTATTGCGATCAAAATCGTCGTAATATGGGCTGATATTTAAATCTGTTTTTTGTGCCATCTTTTTTTAGAATTCCAGAATGATTTTAACGTCTTCTTTTTGTCGAATGTTCCTTTCAATCAAGGGTCTATTGTTAATGTAAATAACATCACCCGTCTTTTTATTTATCTCTGGATTGGCAAGTCCGCTTGAGAATGTAACCCCAAGATTAATTTGCTTATTATCTACCAAAACAGAACTATCACTGAAACTTGTATTGATGGAAGCCGATCCACCAGCATCAAAACTGATGTTGTTGCTGCCAGAGAAACTTAGAACTTTTGAGACAGTTCCAACATCGTTAGCATCAGTTTGATCTACATCATTACTAAAATACAAAGATCTGTCTTGATAATATTTTAAAACTTTAGTATCAGAATCATATGATGCTACATATCCCTGTGCAGTTCCGCCAGTCACTGATTGTGTTATTCTATCTCCTATAACTGGCGTCCCTGTGTAAGAGTTTGCCAACTTGATGGCATACAGAGATGAGAAAGCGTTTTCGGTAAAAATAGAAGTAGAGGCAAATTGTTGTGGATTCTTTATTAGTCCAATCTGAGAAAACTGAGTATCAATTGGAAAATCTTTTGTCGAATCATCAAATCTAGCGTAGATTAAAACTTTATCTGTTCCCAACTCAGTATAGACATCATAACCATGTCCTCTTGATGGGGGTATAATTGGAATTAACTTTGCGGGATTGGAAATAGTTCCTGTTCTTTTTAAATCTACTATTCCATAGGTATATCCCTTTCCACCAGATACAATCGAAGTTCCAGTGATTGTTCCACTACTATCAACAGTTATTGAAACCTCTCCACCAGAACCATCACCTAGGATATCATAAGTTCCTGCAGTATATCCACTTCCACCATCTTCAATGTATACTTTTTTAATTTGATTGTCATTTACCTCAGAGTCGCCACCTTCTCTGATAGTTTGAATATCAGTATTAGTTGATGTTGCCCAATCATTGGGAACAACAACATATTCTGTGGAATCAAATTTAATAATATCCGATGGTGCTACAGAGAACAGATACTTCCAAATATATCCATCACCACTAGAACCAGCAGATGATGGATCTACGTCAGTAAATGTTGGTTCATCTAGTGATCTTCCACCTGTTGGATTTGTTCCAGAAGAACCATTATCAATACAAATATAAACTCTATAATCGCTATTGACTACGTAGTAGTTTGCATCATACAATCTAGAAGTTTTGGAGATTGGCGTTGGATTGTAAATACTATAGTCATGCCTATACATGTCATAAGCTGTATTGGATGTCCAATCAACTTTCCTTATAACCCTTCTAACATTTGCACTAGTGACTTTTTTTCCAAATAATGAGGAGTCTCTATAATGCGAAATATATTGAAAATTATCAACAGGATTGGGAGTGTTTGTATCCCAATTAGAAGTTCTACCAAATCCAGGATTTGGTGAAGTTGGATTTGCAAATCCTAAGAAGGCATAATATGAATTATTAGTATCCGATACAGAATCTATAAAGTTACCAGCATTCAGGATTCTAAATTGATCTGTTACGACGGCAGCCATATTAATAGTTTTTTAGATATTTATAATATAATTTTAGGTAGTGCTCCCGTAGCTCTTATGCCAACGCTCCTTCTTTGGATGGTAGGATAAGTGGAAAGTCCAGCTACAGTGTTACCAGTTACTCCGATAGAGATTGGATTTGACGATCTTGTGAGACCGCCACTGATATTGGACAATCTGCCCCAAGAATATTTTCCTACTGGATTTGTTGTGCTTCCAGTTGTTCCAAGTCCAACAATTGGTGAACCAGAAATAACGTTACAAGTTATAATGCCGATAGTTCCAGAACTGTGCCAACTTGCAATGGTATAAACATTATCAAGGAAGGTTGTTCCGATTCCAACTACCGCAGAGTCAGAATCATCGATTGAAGTAACACCACTGCCAATTCTTGTATCAAAAATATAGATTGGATAACCTGTGGACAATCCTGCGAAAGATGATGAGTTAATTGCAAACTCTAGTGCCAGTGGATTAGCACCAGTTCCAACTGCAGTAGTAATACCAGTTACAATACCAGAGAATCCATCGATGTTAACGAAATTGGATATAAGTTCAACTGAATCATCTGCTGTGGTTGAAATACCATTAATAACAAGTCCTGCAAAACTAGTTGGAGGTGAAGTTGCTCCCTTATCACTTTCATAATCAAAGATTTCTGCATTATCAACAAAGATTTCATTGTCCGTTGTGGAGAAACCACTGATAATTCTTGCCGTTGGGAATACTAAAGACTCTATAGAATCTCTTGATTTGAATACATTTTCACCATTGATTTTCTTATCAACTTTTTGTTTGAGCCAGGTTAATGGTTTTGGATTAGTTTCATCTATTCCAGGACCTGGATAAGAATCTGTCTCAAACTTATCAGAATATGTTAAATCAGTTATTGTTCTTTCATCCTGTGTTATTGTGCCAGGTATTGAATCATTCTTCAATACTTGAACTTTATCGCCAACCTTTAAAGTTTCATTTATTCCAGTAATCAAAACACTGTCAGTTCCAGTGATTCCTCTATAGAAGAAGATTGCAATGTCATCCTCTACTTTAGGTGGAGAAGTGAAGACAAAAGATGTTCCACCTGTAAATCTATATGCAGCATTAGGTTCTTGAAGAATTCCATTAACGAAGATTACAAGTAGATTTTCTAAATTCTGATTAACTGCTAAAGAATCGGCAGGTTCAAAACTTAGAAGTTCGCCATTATAGAATAGTGGGAATCTAACTCTAGTTCCATCTTGATAATTTTTAACGGAATCAATATAGTCAAGTTGTCCAAACTCCCAGGCAGAGAAATTATCAGAGTATGTATCAAGAACAGTCAGGGTGAAATCGGATACTGGTGATGAAAGAGAACCGTCGGTTACAAGTCCAACTGGTTTGAATACATCACCTCTTTGGAAAGAATAACCCTGTCTTGCAATCTTAAATTCGGTGACTTCAAACTGTGTTGAACCTATACCAGCAGTAGAAGGTCCTACCTTCACATCTAATAAAAGTCCTATGCCAGTATCGGTGGTTGCACCAATACCAAGTCTAGAAACACCAACTACTGGAAGATTTTCATATGAAGGATCTGATACAAATACTGATGGATTTGTATATCCAGTTCCACCAGCACCAATAGAGAATGTTAATGTTCCA